CACCTTTTGCGTTCTCACGCTCAACGCTGAGTGCAATGGCTACGGCTTGTTTCTTAGGCTTACCAGCTTTGATTTCGGCTTTAATATTCTTGCCGACTGCTTTGGCTGATCCTGATTTATCTAACGGCATAATTAATCCTTAATCAAATGATTTTCTGTACATCAAACTGACACCGCCAGCACCCATTGGTTGACCCATAAATTGCGATTTATTAGGGTAATAACCAGCAGAAATGCTTTGGCTAGGGCTTCCATAGCTAACATCAACCCCGTTTATTACGGCAGGAATGTTGTACCTGTTGTTAGCAAACCGCTGTCCTGATACGCCAACCCCCAAGCTATTGCCTGATTCGTTAGGGTCAAACTGGTAGCCAGCACGACCTTGCATCATTGTCCCAGCCTTACCTACATCCATTCCCATGCCGCTTAATTGTATTTTGCGTAGCATTTGGGCAAGTTTGTAGCCTTCATCCGATTCACCTTCGGGCAAATTGTAAGATTGGGGCTTTAAAAACTCCACAGTTATGCCTTAAATTTAAGCAAATAGATGGTTGTGTCGATCTCTTGAGCGATATTGTCGATCAATTGAACGATCTCAGAATCCATTGGCAGGTCTGACCGTGATTCTTTTACAAACCGCTGTAAGGATTGCAGGTATGCCAGCGGCTCTTTAGGCATATGGTATGTGGCTGGGAACTCGGTAATTTGACCGTAAATGCCAAAATAAGTTTCGGCTAATTCATCGGTTAAATCAATAATTTTGTCGTAAAAACCGCCTAATGCCTTGTGTTTGGCATAAGACTTAGTAGCCCAATGGAAAAAATGGGTATTTGTACCCGAATGCAGCATGGTTGCAAGAAACAAAGCCATTGATTTTTCCATAAAACGCTCCTTTTACTTTATTTTATAACACTTTTTGGATAATTCCTAACGCTCTTATTGCGGCATCCACACTATCCACACGACTTACAGCACCGCCTTTCCATTTACTCATAAACTCTAGTTGGTCAGGTGTGAACTTGGCTTTAGCATCCTTTTTAATCTCCATAAGCAGGGTTTCACCTTCATAACCTACCAAAAGATCAGGGCATCCGTGTTTCATTGCAGCCAAAGACACTACCGTTGCACCTGCTTGTCGCAATGCAGCAACAATTTCCTTATGATTTGTGTCTACTCTTGCGTATGTCATTGATTATTCTTGATATTAAGTTAGTATTGGGAAACTTTATCATAAAGGATTTGATATGGGTCATCCAAATAAAAAGAAAGATCAAGAATTTATTGAACTTTGGAATAAATTAGGAAGTCCAACTTTAGTAGCACAAGCAACTCGCACAAATCCAAGAAGCGTATCAAACAGGCGAAATAGCTTGGAAATTAGATATGGCATTAAATTACCAACTCATAATTCGTTGCGTGATCCTAAGAAAGAAAAGCCAAAGAAAAGAGAATTGGCAGCGCACAATGTTCGCAGGGGCATTGATGTAGATAAAGTAAAGCGAGTAATTGTGTTTAGTGATGCTCACTTTACTGATACCACTACGACAGCATTTAAAGCGTTGCTGGTAATGATTAAAGAATTCAAGCCGCAGGTCATTATCTGTAATGGTGATGCGTTTGACGGTCAAGTGTTAAGTCGCTTTCCCAGCATTAACTACGATAAAAAACCTAATGTTTTGCAAGAATTGAACGCTTGCCGCTATCACTTAGACGAAATTGCTAAACACCGCCCAGCAGGGTGTGAGTTAATTTGGACTTTAGGTAATCACGATATGCGTTATGAATCATGGTTAGTTAATAAAGTGCCTGAATATAGCGGTGTTGATGGATTTAGCCTTAAATATCACTTTCCCGAATGGAAAACTTGCTGGTCATACTGGATTGGTGAAGATACCGTAGTTAAACACCGTCATCGTGGTGGTCGAAATGCGGGTTATGCTAATTTATTGGCGGCTGGCAATACCAACATTATTACAGGGCATACCCATGTATTAGCCTTACAGCCAATTACAAACTATCAAGGAACATATTGGGGCGTACAGACAGGCTGCCTTGCCGATCCTATGTCACCTACCTTCGAATATGCGGAAGATGGCCCAAAAGACTGGCGCAGCGGTTTTGTAATGCTTTCGTTTGACCAAGGCAGAATGTTAATGCCTGAAATGATTATGGTTACGGATGAGCAAGAAGGTGAGTTTGAGTTTCGGGGTTGTATAAATAAGGTATGAAACTAACGCCAGCGGTTTTGAGTAATCTATATGCTTCTTTGGCGTGTTGCTATCCATATAGCAAATGGAAAATGCCGTTACCCGAGGAATGTTTGTTTATCGTTTCAGAAGATGCGGAATTGATGGGTACTTATTTATATTCAAGTGATGAATTTGAACATACGATTACTATATCGTCTGCACGGTGCGGCCATTACTACACGGTGCTTACTACGCTATGTCATGAAATGGTACACATGAGTTTTCACCGACAAAAAGGTGACAAGTGGCTGCATCATGGAAAGCCATTCAGGGATCGTTGCAAAATGGTAGCTACAGAACTAGGTCTTGATCCGCTTGAATTGTAGATACATTGTAGCTACATATTACGGTAATAAGCGTCTTTAGGGTTGTTAAGCATTGACTTTATAAGTTCATCCATACTAAAAAAGTATTGAATAAACTTGTACCCACCGTGTGTATAGATAGTAAAACTCATTTGGTAGCAATCAAGTAAGCCCCATAATTCGCAAAAGCATATCCAGCGTACATACAAGCCAGTCCAAAATCTCCTTTAAACAACTGCTCTCCAGCGATGTACACATAAATTAAGCCTGTAATAATTATTAGGTTTGCACTCATTTTATAAGTTCAAGTGTTTCTTCGAGTAATTGTTCTTCTGTAACTCCGTATTCCCTTTCAAAGCGTTTTCGACCCATTCCGTGAATACTGGTATTTGTTCCTCTATGGTGATAGGTACAGAGGCCGATAACAGGCGAGCGGCTTCGTATGCCACCTCGTCTAATGTGATGTATTTCGCACGGTGTTCCCTCATTGCCTTGTCTTTTGCACAAAATGCACCCCAATCTCGCCACTCGATCATAAAGTTGTTTATCTGCCTTAGTGACCATTTATGTGATCTACGGTCATCTGTTCTAACTTCTCTGCGGATTCAGCAATATCTACGCTGATCTCTAGCATTTGGGTTAAGTCGTTGCGCCTTAAAGCGTCATCGTACATTTTAGATAGTAGTTTAAGAATAAGAAATTCTTCGGTTATTTTTAATTGTGTCATTTTAAGATTCTATCTTGGTTGCGGTTTGATACTTCTAAAGTTTGCCATGTAGCGTGTCTAAGTCGTGCAGCTTCTAATTCCCATTTTAGCTTTTCAGCGTTTTCCGTAGCTGCTCCAATCGCTTTACATAAATTTTGATAATCTTCGCTTCGATAAGCCTCACGCTCCTGCGCCCCAATAGTTTGTTCGTTAGTTTCAGCCATTTTGATAGCTTTGAGCGAACTCTTGTACGCTTCAAGTTGCGCCAATTCACCTTTTGCTTGTGCATATTTACCTGCGTTCTCAAGAATAAAGTCTATACATTTGTTTGGGTCTATCTCTCTCATTTTCCTAGTCTTTTCTTAATTAACATTTTCATGCGTTCTTGGTCTTTTTCTTGTACAAGTAACCGTACAACTTCATCCCAGCCCCGTCTTTTAGCTACGCCTATATACCAATCGACTAGGTAATCTTCATGCTTGTTCTTCAATTTGCTTTATCTTTTGACTAATTCTTGCTCTCCATTGCTGCCAACCTTCGCCAGCGTAAGCCTGACAACCGACTTCTTGCGCTTTGGCTTTGGTTAGTTCCTCGCTGGAATACCAAGGCAATTCAGGTTTCTTGATCTTTTTAATTTCCATGTCCAGTTCATCTTCCCAGCGACCTTGATTTAGCCAAGTAGCAGGATGGGGAATAAAGTCTTTTTCGGTCTGCTTTAGCTTCCAGTATTCAATGTGGTTAGAAAGGGCGTTGAAGGCATCTTCCTGCTCGTTGTGGGTCAACCTATCCCAAGACTTTTCAGCAGCCCTACGCCCTTGTTTACGGGGATATAGGCTATAAAATTCAGCAAAGTTCATCGTGTTATCTCGTCAAAGTTGTAGAACCACTCGTCTTTTGCCGACCATTTAGCATGGTTTTCAACGCTGTAGACTTCGGTTGGTATCTTAAAATCAGGGGTTTTAAGTTCGGCTGGCACAAGCGAAACATCGTACCAAAGACAACGGTTATTAGGCTGGCAAGCAAATTGCCCGTTATCCAGCTTAATAAAGTTATATGACTTGTGTTCCTCGACCCCTTCGCTAAAAGTTGTATCCAAACGATTACTGTCAGGGTCAGCAAAATCAATGGTGAACAGGTAATTACCAAAGTGAAACTGCTTGTCTTTACCAAAGTATTTGACTTTAAGGCCACGCAAATTAGACTTTTCAATTACCGCCATATCGTAAGACAAACAATCCCATATCTGCAAATAATCTAAAGGCAACACATCTGTTGTTTTTTTCCAAACATAAGCACTAATTGGCAGCTTATCGTATAGCGCACCGTAATTAGTCAGCATAGATTCAATACGGAAGGCTTGACCTTTAATGGCTTTGGCGGTCATCCATACACAAGGCTCTAGTTCCCCGTGACCTTTCTCATGGTTGTAAAGGTACTCTTTACGGACAAAGCATTTAACGGGGGGTATGTTAGCGACTAAAAATGTCATTTATTTATCCAAAATAAGAATATGCCAGCAAGCAGCATAACGGTTGCAAACATAGCAAAAATGCCTATTGCAAACACAATCATTACTGTTTCGATCATTGCATCACCCTGACGCTAGGTGGGCTTGGGGGTGTCATTGGTACTGTATAGCTAGGAGTTCCAATAGCAGCCCCATAGGGCGTTACAATTTGGTTGGGGTAGACCGTCAATGGTTGACCAACACTATTACCGTGTGGCGTTAATACATTGACCGTATTGCCGTTCTGCTGAATGTAGCCAGTAACCTGACCTTGTTGATTTTGAATCACATAAGTTTGTGCGTGTGCAGGTACGCCATAAGCAAACATCGCACCAATAATTGCACCTAATATGCAAGCACCTAATAAGTCTTTCATCGTTCTCTCCTATTTCACTCAACATTGAGTAATGCTAGTGTATTAAGTTATCTTAACAATGCAACATTTATTTTATAGGTAGTTTCCCTAATGTTGTTTTTTTACACATAGTTACCCCAAAGGTGATAGCACCCCATCCATTCAAGAAGTTGATCTTGAACTAATGCTCCCAAAGGTAGTGTTCATTCGATACAAGGTTGTCTATCACCATTGTCCTTGTAACTTGTGTAGTCCCCACTCAAGGCTACGGGGCTTGCTGTCAGGTGTAAACCAGCCCATGTTCTATTCCACGCCACCCATCTAGGTGCTTAATATCGTTTGGAGTACGAAACAGAAATAGAAAAACCCCTTTAGGTTGTTCTAAGGTGAAGTTGCTTACAAAATGGGTCGGTAGTCATTTGGTAAACACTCAGAACAACCCAAAAGGGTCTTGGTCACCAACCTAGTTATCCGCAGACTTCACTCCGCTTACTGGTAGTGTACTACAACTTATTCCAACTCAGGCCAAATTAACCTGTAAGTGTTAGGAAAAAGGCTTTTACGGGTAATCAGCCCATGCGATTCTTTTTCCAGCGTTGCTGCCAGCATCACCAGCTTATCCATTGGTATTTCACCGTTTTGCCACATAGACACGGCTGGTACTGATACCCCGACCATCTTGGACACACGAGTACATCCACCCAATAATTTGATAATTGCTGTTGCGTTCATGTAAGGTATCTTAACTTATGTGTATCTTTTTTGCAAATACTTGTTGACTTGTGGTTTAAGTTACCTTAATATGGTCTTACCCTACTTAGGGTGATAACTACCCTAGTTAGGGTGAAATAGAAAGGTAAATTATGAGTGATTACGATCAGCAGTTAGCAGACCAAGTTCAGATGCAGTTTGAACTGGATGAAGTATTCAAAGACTTGGAAGATGGTGTACTTCTTACCGAGCGTCAAGTAGACCTATTACGCCATTGCTGCGGATATGTCGCACCTAAACGCAATAACCATGTAAACCCCGTCATTCGTGACATCGTGAACGACTTTGGTCAAATTTTTGGAGCAAACAAATGATTATTACTGATACACAAAAAGATTTTAAGATTGCCCCTGCTGGCTTACATATGGCACGGCTATATAGCATTATTGACCTAGGCCATCAAGCTACAGAGTGGGCTGGCGAAACCAAGATTATGCACAAAGTCGTATTTACTTGGGAACTGCACGGTGACGATGACGCAGGACTTCCGCTAAAAACAGACGAGGGAAAGCCTTTGATCGTGTCCAAACGATATACCGTTAGTTTAGGCGATCAAGCCCGTTTACGGCAAGATTTAGAAAGCTGGTCAAATAAAAAAATGACTGCGGAAGATCGCAAGAACTTTGACCTAAAAGGCTTATTGGGTAAGTTTTGTATGGTAAACATCACGCATAGTGAAGATGGCAAATACGCCAACATTAGCGGCATTAGCCCTGTTCCTAGCGCATTGCGTAACGCCCAGCCTGAAGGCATTAACCCTACTAATCACTTTTGGCTGGCTGAATTTGACCAGTCTAAGTACGATGCGCTGCCTAAGTATTACAAAGAAAAGATTACGGAATCGTCTGAATGGCGTGGTCAGAAACAGCGTGAAGCTGAGAAACCTACGCTTGTAGATGATGACTTATCTTCCATTCCGTTCTAAGGCAAAAATGATAGTTAAAGAAAAGGCACAAGAAAATGGTCATTGGTACAAGAAAGACGGCACTCCAGCCTATACAACCATCGGCAAGACTGGGGAAAGAGCCACAACGCTTCGTGACGCACGGAAGCTCGGACTTTTGCCTAGTGTTACGACAATTAACGGAATGTTATCGAAAGCAGGGCTTGATACATGGAAACAGCAACAAGTCCTCTTAGCAGCCTTAACGCTGCCAAGGCAACCTGACGAACCTGAAGCCGACTGGTTGGCTAGGGTAATGCAAGATTCCAAAGCTACTGGTCGTGAAGCTGCGGAACGGGGTACGGCTATTCATGCCATTATTGAGTCGTATTTCGATCAAGTGTATATGCCTGAAAAACCACCGTACTTAGATGCGATTGATAGTACGCTTAAACGTACGTTTGGAGAGCAACTGTGGCTGCCTGAGAAATCGTTTGGGCATCCGCTAGGGTTTGGTGGCAAATGCGATTTAATGGCTAAAAACGGCTTTGTAGTCGATTTTAAGACCAAAGACACCAACCTTGATAAAGTTGATGTTTTTTTCGAGCATGAGATGCAACTGGCGGCTTACCGTGAAGGCCTTGGCGTTCCAACAGCACGGTGCGCCATAGTGTTTGTTAACGGCACGACCAATCAGGTCAAGCTAATTGAAATAGAGCAGGATCGGCTTCAAAAGGGCTGGGAATGCTTTGAACACCTATTACGGGTCTATCAAATTAAGAACGGAATATAATGGTAGTTCCTTCACGGGAACGGGGGAAAGCAGGTACGCTTCGCATAACGGGCTGTGAGTACCCCAACTATTATGTTGTTTTTATGCAAATACTAGGGTAAGTCCCTATAAAATAGTATTGACAAAGTTAAGATAACTTAATATACTGGTGTTACTCCATTGGGGAGTGAGAAAGAAAAGGAGATGTAAATGAGTAAGTGGAAAACAATAACGGTTTATGTTGTTAAAGCTGACGGCAAGTTTATTGACCAAGTTAATACAAAAGAAAAAGCCGAGCAAATAGCGGCTAAACACAAAGCCAAAGGCTGTAAAGTAATTATCAAAAAAACAACGGCAGAAACTATGTCAGTTAGCTTTGGGGTAATTTAATGAAAAACAGAAACTATGTAATGTCTTTGTATTGCGGTGATACATACCTTGATGTGTACGGCAGTATTGATAAAGACGAACCCGATGTAGGTCATGTGGGTGGCGTAGACATTGAAGATGTCTTTATAGCCGATACCGAAATCAGCGTACTTGAAATGATTCATAGCCTAGGCTGGGATAAGTTCAACGACAAAGTTCAATCCGAATACACACCTGAAAGTTAAAAATGAAAAAATTACTGTTATTAACCCCATTGCTATTTGCAGCTTGCACATCGTACTCACCGCCCAATGTCAGCCTAGAAACCGATAAACAGGCGTATCACATGACTAGGGCGCAGGTTATTCTAGGCATTAACGAATGCGAAGATGCTGGTACACGCCCCGTAGTTATTACTGCCAAGCGCAGAATTAACGGTGTTACTACCGATGTGCCTGTAGAAGTTACCTGCAACCCCCGTTATAAGATTTTTTATTAACATGAAAGACTTTATCTTAGGTGCTTTGATGGGGGTAGCGTTGTCTATATTTTTTTTCGTGGCTAACTACTTAATGGTGGGAATATGAAACCAATAGCTTATATTACAAAAAACGGTGTTTTATTTAAAGAGTTACCACCTGCACCAATAAATTTAGAACCACTTTACGCCCATCCAATAAAAGAACTAACAGATAAGGAAATTGTAGATATTAATACTGAATTTTTAGCACCAAAAGGTTGTGATATTTACACTTTTGCTAGAGCAATACTAAGAAAGGCACAAGAATGAACAATAAATGGACTAAAGAAAACTTTGAAATCTATGATGCAAAAAACCCTTGTATTTGGGAAATGTTTAAAAAGTTCTCATTGCAGGTAGCAGCTAAACGGCAATACTTTTCAGCTAAATGCGTGTTTCACCGTGTGCGCTGGGAAACCGTTATTGGCAATACAGGTGACTTTAAGATAGATGATGGCTGGATTAGTCACTACGCTAGGAAGTTTGCTCGGGAATATCCTGAACACGAAAATCTATTTGAGTTTAGAACCCGTAAGAAAAGCTACCACAACGACCACTACGCACCGTTTTAAGCGTATGGCCTTGTACCAGTTTTGTCGATAATTAAAGACTGTCTGCGAGGATTGCCCCCAGCAGTATTAGGCACAGAAATATGTGTCCAACGGTCAAATTCTCGAATAATTTGGTCATATCCAATCTCCGATGCAATAACAGCTTTAACGACTTCATCGGGGGTCATGCTCGGTACTCGTATATCTGCCGCACAACCAATCCGATGCTGGCTAGTGTCCTTTGATCCTACCGCATCATTTACTTCTTTGCAACGAAAGGCTGAATTGACCATGATTGGCTTGCCACCTATGGCCGTTTTGACTTGTTCTAACAAATTGGCTAGGCGCACAAGGTTAGCTATTTCACTAGCGTTTGGCGTATTGTCAAACTGACGGTGATCTGTGTGAGTAAGTTCGTCTAAAGTAAAATGCGGACTTA